TTTTATACGCTGGATCTTCTTTTTTTACCCAGAGATTTTCTTTGACCCAAGTCAGTAAATTTGTAAATTTAGTTAGGTTTACAGAATCCGCTAATAGGTCTGCTTGGACAAATTCATACTTATAAAAATTTTCTGTGCTATCTAAAATTTTTGGAACTAACCCATCTAAATTTTTTGTCCGTGCAACTCTATCAGAGCATACCTTCTTATTATAGAAAAATTTAATTACAAAGTCTTGAAAAACAAAAATGTTTTCATCTTCTTTATCAAGAACGTGAACTGTTCCTTTAATATGTGACCTAGTTCTCCTCAAAGAGTCAATATTACCAATATCATACCAATCATCAACTTCAACCACAGAAAAATCATTCATCTTACGAATGACATGACAATCACTTAAATCACTGGTGTTTATAGATTGAAGAGTATTTGCACAAATTTTCCAAAATGATTGATAGTCTTTAAACCCAGAGACACCAACATACACATAATCAAAGTTCTGTTCACCCTTTTCGTTGATGGATGAGATCTTTCCATTCAGACAGTTAAGAGTCCTATATGACTGACTATTATCCCCGACTCCACCTATTGACCAATTTGTAGAGAAATCAATGCAGGAAATGTAGTCTTTTGGAAGCAGTGTATCACAAGCGTGGAATACAAATGGACACTGTAGATGTTCTTCACACAATGAGATAGAGTAGAGCAAACTACTACCCTCACCCATATAGTTGTCCACTTCAACAAACTGAATATTTCGATCAGAATGTGCAAGAGTTAAATATTGCTTTACATGAGATCCATAGTGCCCAAGAGTTACAACAAACTCTACATCTTGTGGGTAAGATTCAATGATGTAAGAAATAACAGGTTTATCACCAACTCGAACAAGACTTTTATTTGTAAACTTGGTTAGGTTTCCTAACCTAGATCCCAAACCGCTGCAGGTAATTAATACTTTATACTCTGCCATACTTATCCTCTAACCTCACAATGTCGTCCTCACCAAAATATTCACCAAGTTGAATCTCAACAAATACTACATCTTCATCACCATTGTTGAAAACCTGATGCTTTGATTTTTTTGGAATGAAAATAACATCACCAACTCTATAATAATGAACCTCATCATCGATTTTAATCTGTGCTGTTCCCTTTACAATGACCCAAATTTCACTTCTTTTGAAATGATATTGATAACTAGGCGCTTCTCCAGGTTTAACAACAATCTTTTTAACCTTGGTATATTCTTCATCCATTAAGTTCTGGTATGAACCCCAAGGTTTTACTACAACAGTACTATCCATTTTTCTTATACCATTCGTAAGTTTTTTCAATACCTTCGCGGAGACTAATTTTTGGTTCCCATCCAAGTGCTTTGATTCGATCTACATTCATTACCTTGCGTGGAGTTCCATTTGGTTTTGTAGTATCCCAATTAATATCACGATCATATCCAATAACACCAGCAATGGTTTCCGCAAGTTGTTTGATAGTTACATCTTCACCAGTTCCAACGTTGATATGTTCCACCTCTTCATACTTCTGCATACAAACGTAACACGCTTCCGCAAGATCATCAACGTGCAGGAACTCACGCATTGCTGAACCATCACCCCAGAGTTTTACTTCCCAGTGTTTACTATGATCCAGAGCAGCGTGAAACTTCACAATCATTGCAGGAAGAACGTGTGAGGTTTCCAGATCAAAATTGTCATTAGGTCCATAAAGGTTAGTAGGCATCAGAGAGATAGCATTAAAACCATACTGCTGACGATATGCTTGACACATCATAATACCAGCGATCTTGGCAATCGCATAAGCATCGTTTGTCGGTTCCAGAGGACCAGTCATCAACTGATCTTCTGTAATGGGTTGAGTTGCAAACTTAGGATAGATGCAAGAAGAACCGAGAAAGAGAAGTTTTTTGACACCAAAATTATAAGACTGCTGAATGAGATTAGTCTGAATTTGCAGATTCTCAGTCAGAAACTCTGCCTTATAGTTATTATTTGCCATAATGCCACCAACTTTAGCAGCAGCGACAAAAACATATTCTGGTTCTTCTGAACAGAAATATCTTTCAGTGTCATCTTGATTTGTAAAATCTACATCATCACGAGTTCCCTTGATGATGTTACTGTATCCTTTACTCTCAAGATTTCTTACAATAGCCGATCCAACCATTCCATTTGCACCAGCAACCAATACTCTAGAATCACTGTCCATAAATGCACATATCCTCAACAAGTTGTTTGAACGAAGTTTTAGGTTCCCAACCTAATTTCTCCTTTGCCTTAGAGGCATCACCCAATAAAGTCTCTACTTCAGCAGGTCGAAAATATTTAGGGTTGACTCTAACGATGGTTCTACCAGTATTTTTATCAATACCAATCTCATCCAAACCTTCACCTTTCCAGACAATACTCATACCAAAGTAAGGTGCTGATTCTTCAACAAACTCACGTACAGAATATTGAACACCGGTCGCAATCACAAAATCATCTGGTTCATCTTGCTGAAGCATCAACCACATTGCTTCCACGAAATCTTTAGCGTGTCCCCAGTCACGCTTTGCATTCAGATTTCCCAACTCAAGAATCTGTTGCTGTCCTGTAGAGATTCTTGAAAGAGCGCGAGTAATCTTGCGAGTAACAAATGTCTCACCACGGCGGGGAGATTCGTGATTGAAAAGAATACCCGTACAGGCATACATCCCATACGATTCACGATAGTTCTTAGTGATCCAATAACCATATAGTTTTGCTACACCATAAGGAGAACGGGGATAAAAAGGAGTAGTTTCACGTTGAGGAACTTCTTGCACAAGACCGTAAAGTTCGCTTGTAGATGCCTGGTAAATGCGGACACGATCTTCCATACCCAGAAGACGCACTGCTTCAAGAATACGAAGAGTGCCCATACCATCAACATCAGCAGTGTATTCAGGCATCTCAAAGGATACTTTGACATGACTCTGAGCACCAAGATTGTAAATTTCATCTGGTTGAACTGATTGAATAACTCTGACTATATTAGTAGAGTCTGTTAAGTCTCCGTAATGTAACTTAATATTTTGATACAAATGATCAATTCTCTGAGTATTAATCTGAGAAGCACGACGAATAATGCCATGAACTTCATAACCTTTCTCTAAAAGAAGTTCAGCAAGATAAGATCCATCCTGTCCAGTAATACCAGTAATTAGTGCAACTTTTGCCATTGATTCATTTCCCCAATTGTTCTAAAATTTTCTGGGTAAATTTATATTCATAACCTTTACCATCTTCTATACCCATACCCCAAGGATTTTTATTTCCGTACATTGTATTATATAAAGTATGAATAGAAAATCCATTTTGGATATAATACATTTTTTTCCCAGAATTTTTACAGTAAATATTCATAGGAACTTCATCATAAGCATCATATCTAGCTTCTTGATTTGATCTAATCCAATCATCAGTCTTAATTGCAAATGTATTAATTGTGAAATATGGACGATTGAATGGATTGATCTTGTAATCATATTTCTGATTGATTCTATCAAGATTATCTAAAATATAATCATTCAAAATCATTTGAGCTCCAGCACAAACTCTTATTGGATGAATACCTTTAAATGGAGTTGGAAGACGAGCAACATTGTAATAGAACTCTTCACGATTCCATTTATCAAATCTAATAGGTGTATAATCAACCCCCCACAAACCATTTGGCATTGGTGGATTGGTATACTCCTTATAAATGCTTTCTTTGACTTGTTTATCCGTTACGAAATTTTCAACAAAAATATCTACAAGTGGAATATTATTTGAAAGAAGAGGTGAGATTAAAAAAGACTCTTCACTATCAAGAAAAGAAATATTTTCAATCAAATAATCCCAAATATAATTGTTAATGAAGCAATCTTCGTCCAATTTAACAGAATACTTCGATCCTGTATTAATTGCATAATTGACCTTACCAAGATAGTTATTGTCGTTAGGAAAATTGACGACTTCTATTTCTATTCCATCAATAAAATCTTGCCAATTGTGTCCATGTGTTGCAAGAATATGAATTTTTATCTTCTTTTTATTTTCATTCTTAATTTTATTCAAATAAAATGAGGTTACTTCCCAGTAATAGGTTGGTCTATCATGGGAAAAATAATTAATGGAAATCATAATAAGTCTTTAAATACCATTCTACAGTTTGCTCTAAACCACTGTCTAAACTATATCTAGGTCTCCACTGAAATTCATTTTTAATTTTCGATATATCAGTTGAATATCTACGATCATGACCTGGACGATCTTCAACATATTCTATCATACTTTCACCTTTTTTCAGTAATGAAAGAATTTTTAGAACTAAATCATAATTTGTAATTTCACATTCTCCACCAATATTATACTTCTGCCCCGATTGTCCCCGCAACCATACATTAATTAATGCTTCACAATGATCTTGAACATATAACCAATCACGAATTTGTTTACCATCACCATAAATGGGAACTTTTTTATTATTCAAAAGGTTAATGATAGTTTTAGGAATCATCTTTTCTCGATATTGCCTTGGACCATAATTATTAGAACAGTTTGTAATTACTACGGGCAATCCATACGTGTTGTGATATGCCATTGCAAAATGATCGCTTGCAGCTTTGGAAGCAGAATATGGATTTCTAGGAGAATAGTTTGAGTTTTCAGTAAACGAACCATTGTCTATAGATCCATAAACTTCGTCTGTAGAAATATGAATAAACTTTTGAACTTCATATTTTAAAGAAAGATTCAAAAGATTAACAGTTCCATTAATGTTACTGTGAATAAATGGAGAACAATCCACAATCGAATTATCTACATGACTTTCTGCAGCAAAATGAAATACTGTTGATGGTTTGTATTTTTTAAAAATATATTCACAGTTGTGCTCATCTGCAATATCAGTAGTATAAAGATAAACAGGATCTGGAATGTTATGCCAATCTGCGGCATAAGTTAAACTATCAATACAAATAATTTTTTCTGTGGTGCAATTAACTAAATGATGTAAAAAATTACTTCCAATAAATCCTGCACCACCTGTAACTATTATGCTCATTTTTGACCGTATTTTTCTAAAAGTTCTGGAGAGTATTGTCTAATGTCCATGATATTTTTTTCTTCCCGCTTTGCTTTTTCCAATTCATAAACTCGATTTCTAAGTTCTGTTGTTGAGAATTGATGCCTTCTCAAATGGTAATGAATTTCAATATCATTATCAATACAATATTGTTTTCCTGTAAAATCAATGTCCTTATATTCTTCACTCAAAAATCGAATATGGAAAGTTTGAGTCTTGATTAGATTTAGAAGATCTGCTTCCGTATCATAAACAAGAATCTCATCAACATATTTACACCCCTGCACCTGAGCATATCTTTCATAGATTGACTGTACTGGTTTATTTTTTAAACCAGGTCTATCAACTGATGGGTCAACTTGAAGTGCTACTTTTAAATAGTCACACATTTCCTTTTCCATCTTGAGCATTGTAACGTGCCCTGCGTGAAAAAGATCAAAGCAACTACAGTTAAAACCAATTTTCATAGAAGTATACTTTTTCACTATTATACTAAAAAAGGTGGGTTTATGCAACCCACCTTTATGTGCTCAGGCTCGCCACTTGCTCTTTGACCAGAAGCAAGAAACTGGGCGGGAGAGAGTCCCATCCGCACCACTTGCTTTTTTATGGATGAAGCAAGAAACCATAAGGGGTCAGATTGACTCCACCACTTGGTTTTAAGAAACCAAGAAAAGTTGGGTTAGCTTTGATAGTTCGGTAATACCAAAGAATGCTATCAGAAATAGCACATCCCAGAGTTTAAGTTTGATAGCAAAAGGAATGCCGAGTAGACCCCCGATAAACTTAATCACTAACCCAAACTTAAAATTTCCCCATAACATAACTTGATAACCAAGCATTAGGAGAAAGTTCCCAAGATATCTCAGGATACTTGATTTAGACATAAGGGGTTTGCTCCCGACCAGTGCTGTTATAGACCATCCGTGTCTTCTTCATCGTCTCTTACATAA